ACACTGGTCAGGCCTCACAAACTGCTGGAGGAAACGGTGGGTACGGTGGAATAACTGGTATTGCTATGCTTGGTGGTCAGGCTGGAACTGGATCATCACATACTGGCGGCGGTGGCGGTGGTTGGTTCGGTGGCGGCGGTGGTGGACATACTACTGGCCATCACAATGGAGGATCTGGAGGATCTGGACATGCACCAGATCTATATACAAGCGGTCCAAATCAGCATCTTCGTCAATTTGTAGCAAACTCATATATTGAAACTTCTCCAAGCGTATATGTTGGATCAAATGCATCAACATCTAACACTAATCAACCAGCACAGGCTTCTAATGCAAGAAGAAATACATATACTGGTCGCGGCGGTGGGCGGCTTGGATCTACTCCAGCACCACCATACAATTCAACACATAATATTGGTGGAAATGGGCAAGTTATTATTTCATTAGTACAGGGTTGGTCATAATGGCAATTGATAAAGTATCTGGTCCTGGAGTTTCATACACTCTTATTGAAAGAGATGGATCACAATATAATAGGCAGATTTCTACAATAAGCGATATTGTAGATCCAGTTTCACAGATGCCAGGAGTTCTTGTTTCTGCAACCACTCATGGTGCAAGAACATTTATCCCAAGAACTAATTTTGAAGGACTTGTCTTTATGTGGGGTGCAGGAGCAGGAATTTATTCTACTTATAGTAACTCATATAATGGTGGTGGCTACGGTGGATATACATGGGGAATAGTAAAGTTTAGAAAAGATATTCCATATACTCTGATTACTGGACAAAAAGGTACACAGAATACTGGTAATACTTCTACAATAGGTGCTGCACAGGGAGGCAAAGCCTATGGTGGTGGAGGTCGTGGACACGGTTCTGGATCAGGTGGTGGTGGGTTAAGTGGAATCTTTTATAATGCACAAAATCATGCTGGTCCAAATGCTTCGGTATGGCCTCCGACTGGTGTGTCACAATCCTCAGCACTTATTATTGCTGGCGGTGGAGGTGGAGGTGGTCACGGATCAAACAGTCACCATGGTGTAGCAGGAAGTGGAGGTGGATGGGTAGGAGGTATAGGTCACTCTCAAGGCCGTGCATCACAAACTGGTGGTGGCAGTGGATGGACTACTGGAGGTGTGGCTGGAACAATACTTCAAGGAGCAGACGCAGGAACGAGTACCAGTGGTGGTGGCGGCGGAGGCTGGTGGGGTGGAGCCTGTGGAACACACTCTGGATCACATTATAATGGTGGTTCAGGAGGTAGTGGTCACTATGCAAATTCATCTTCTAATGGTGGCAATACTGCTCTTGCGGCAGATATTGTTTTTGCAGAAACAATCGCAGGAGTACAAGAATATAATTCAACATTTGACAGACCAGCAGGATCAAATCCAGGATATATTAACCCAGGTGGTTTTTATAGACAAAGAACAAATCCAATTTATAATATGGGTGCTGGATTCGGTAGTAATTCTGCCGACACATATCAAACTGATGGCAATGTGGTAATTGTTCTTCCACATCCCAAATTAGATTCATTATTTGCTGGAACTCCAGCAGAACCATTTTAATAGTTGTCACACTATCTTTATTAGTGTATAATTGTCTTGTTTTTATATAAGAAGGGTAAAATATGCTTGAAGTAAAAAAAGTTGTAATTGTTGGTGGCGGATCTGGTGGATGGATGAGTGCAACATCTCTTATTCGGGCATATCCACACCTAGATATCACAGTAATTGAGCCAAAAGACATTCCGATTGTTGGCGTAGGAGAAAGCACAATCGGTGGCATTAGAAATTGGACAAATTTTATTGGTCTAGAAGATAAAGACTTTCTTTCAAGTACAGATGGTTCATATAAATTAAGCATTAAATTTACTGATTTTTATGAGAAGGATGGAGAATCTTTCCACTACCCGTTTGGTGCCCCATGGCTTGAGCATACTAACTTTGGTATGAATGATTGGTTTTATAAGAAATATTACTATCCAGATACTCCCTGGGACGATATGGTCAGGTGTCTTTTCCCTGCTACCCCACTTTTTGAAGGAAATAAGTTTAATCTTAATTTAAATGGAGAGTTTGCAAACTTTAATATTCATAGAGATATTGCTTTTCATTTTGATGCTACAAAGTTTGGTGCATGGCTAAAAGAAAATTACTGCCTACCTCGTGGAGTAAAGTTAATACAAGGTAAGGTTGAGGATATTAAGGTAAATGATGAAGGGATAGAGTCTCTTACACTTGATAATGGCGACGTTATTAACGCAGATCTTTATGTAGACTGCACTGGATTTAAGAGTCTACTTCTTGGTGGCGCAATGAATGAGCCATTTGAGTCGTGGGCAGATAGGTTGCCAAATAATAGGGCATGGGCTACAAGAATTCCCTACAAGGATAAAGAAAGAGAGCTTGAGGGATTTACAAATTCTACTGCTATTGAAAATGGCTGGTGCTGGAATATTCCTTTATGGTCGCGCCTTGGAGCAGGATATGTATACTCTGATAAGTATGCTGATCCAGAACAAGCAAAGGAAGAATTCAAACAATATTTAATGTCTGACAGAATGGTCATACCAAGAACTAGGGAAGAAGTTGATTCCCTAGAATTTAAAGATATTCAATTTAGAGTTGGTATGCACGAAAGAGTCTTTGTTAAAAATGTTGTTGGAATTGGTCTTTCTGCTGCATTTATTGAGCCACTAGAAAGCAATGGACTATATAGCATTCATGAATTTTTATTCAAGCTTGTTGATATTCTTGATAGAGAGCAAAAAATTTCTCAGTATGATAGAGACATATTCAATGCTTCATCAAAGACATTATTTTATGGATTTGCTCAATTTGTAGGACTACATTATGCTTTATCACATCGTAATGATACAAAGTATTGGCAAGATGTAAACGATAGAGTGTTTGCAAAAGATATGATGGATAATGTAGTTCCTAAGGCTGGTGGGTATGCAGATTTTGGAATGAATTATATGGATAGATGGGAGTACCCACTTTCTAGAGCGGGAATTCCATACATCGCTACTGGTATGCATGTTAAAATGATCAATGATGCAAGAATTCAATCTCTTGAGTATGAGTTTGGAATTGACTATAAGAGAACTATTGATGAAACAATAAGGCGTTGGGAAATTAACAAGGCTCTTTGGCAAGATGCAGCAGATAAATCTCCAACTCTTTATCAATACTTAAAAGATCAAATTTATAATGGAGAAGAATGATATAATGTTTCTGGAGATATCATGAAAATAGAGCAAACAGACTACGCAATAGTATCAAAAAATTCTTTTTTAGTAGAAAATTTTCAAGTATTTAAAGCTGACGAAGAACAACCTACGGAAACAGATGAATATTACTATGTACCAGTTAATCAAACACAGTCTGAAATCATAGTAGATCCAAATACTGGGGAGATAGATATATTATTTAATACACCGATCATGCATCCAAATGCTCAAATTGGTTCTAGATACTATGCTGATATAGAACAATTTTCTCCAGTTTTACCAGATAACCCATGGGCAGATTCATATGTGTTTGACAAAGTTGCTCTTGAATGGCGTCCACCACAAATGTCAAATGACGAGGTTACTCATGTTTGGAGTAATTTTGAGCAAGACTATGTTCCTGTAAGAAAATAATGAAAAATCTTCAATGGGTAGACGCATTAAAAACAATGCGTGAAAAAGAATATTGGAATAAAGCAAATATAGTAGAGTTTTGGGCGTTTATGACAAAGCTCTGTATCATCTTCCCTGGTCTACTTTTTGGATATCAATGGTGGTGGCTCTATATATTTGCTCTTATTTCCAGTATAAGCTTAATATGGTCTTCAACAGTAAAAACTCTACCAACTATTATTTTATTTAATATTGGGTGGACACTTCTTGCAAGTTTAGCAATATATAAACATTTTTTCCCCTGGTAACAACATAATGATATAATTAAATAAGGTGATGTGAGACTATGCCACAACTTATTTCTACTGCCGCGAACTCTCCATTTATAGAGTTTGATACATTGATTGCAGAATTAGGAGATAAGGCTGATATTGTAGAAGCCTTTAGAATTTATCATTATGGTAAAGAAAACTATATCACTGGTGAAGAACCATCAGATGAAAGTATTTATGGACACCTCTTAAAAATAAGAGAAGATATAGACTTTATTGAAGCAACACCAACTGGTGGTGGAACAGTTGCCCCAAATATTCCACATGAGCTAATTGTTCAGTCTACAAGCATATCTATTCCAGAAGGGTTTATGTGGATTGATTCTGATGCTAGCTCATTACAAGTTATAGAATCTGGAACTGCAACTCTTACTAATAATATGCCCAGCGTTGGAGGTGCTTCTGCACACGGTGTAGTTTGGGTAGATAAAGATCAGGTAATGACTGATCCATTTGTTTTTTCAAACTTTTTAACAACACAGACAATTGGTACAGAACTAGCAGCTTATCTTACTATTGCTTCTGCATCAGCAACATATGTGCCCATTACTGGTGGTACAATATCTAATGCAACATCTATTACACTAGCTGGAGCACAACCACTGAGTGCGAGAGTAAGGAATATTACTGCATCAACCTCAGATCCAACTGGTGGTAATGATGGTGACATATGGATTAAGTATGTGTAATTATGCCCAGTTCAGTAAAAGATAGCGGATCATATAGAAGCATTTCAAGAGCTTTTGCCAAGGTTTCAGGAACCTGGAGAAGTTCTGTGGATGCCTTTGTCAAAGTTTCTGGTACCTGGAAAAGATGGCTATTTATAACTCCAAACGTTGTTAATCTGACACGAACTAATGCAAATACTCTCATTGCTGCTAGAGGACTAACTACTGGTACACAAACACCATCAAATACTACAAATTCTGCATTGAATAATATAATTATCAGTCAGTCTCCTGCTGAAAATACTCCACTAGACCCAAACGGACAAGTAAACTATACATATTATAACTATGTGCCACCGTTTTTCCCACCGTTTTTCCCACCGTTTTTCCCACCATTCTTTCCTCCATTCTTTCCACCATTCTTTCCACCATTCTTTCCACCAAACTTTCCACCAAACTTTAAGCCACCATATGCAAAAAGTGTTGGTGTAGATACATTAATAAGAACTCCAAATGGCCTTGTTGCTGCTGGAGATTTAGAGCCTGGAGATATTTTATTGTCAGCAGACATTGAGAATTTTCCACAAAACTGGTCAACAAATGATAATTCAAATACGCAGGCATTAAACTGGAGTAGTGAAAATCCAAATATTCAGTTTACGGAAACAAGCATCTTTGGAATTGCAAAAAGAGTTTCAGATTGGGCAATTGTTATTAATAATGATCTTTTTTCAGATTCTCATTATATTTTAATTAAAAGAAATAATGAGGCAAAGTTTATTGATGTAAAAGAAGTTATTGAAACTGACTTAGTTTATTCTTATGAAACTGAAACATTTGAAGAAATATTTTTATTAGAAAAAGTAAATGTTCCAAATACTGTTGTATGTATTAATACCGAACCATATGATATTTTCTTTACTGAAAATATGTTAGTTCATGACTCGCATCCAATTCAAAATATTACACCAATAAATCAGTAGAATTATTATGACAAATTTTATAAAAAAAATTATTAACAATATTCTTGTAATAGATATTGAATCATATCCAACTGAATTGGAGTCAAGCTGGATGCATATTCACAAATTAACAGATCATAATCATTATTCTTATGTATATTGCATGTATGCAAATAGTGATCTACCAAAAGGAACAATTGTAGAATCTCCTTATTTTTATCATAAGTATCCAGACATACATTCTTTATATTTGCATCCAGCAGTGGGTTCTGGAATGTACTATGGAGTTAGTGGTTGGGTAAATCCCAGGCATAGAAGAAAAGGTTGGTGGCTATGGTATGGAATAATGACAAGAATAATATTTTTAGGAAACTTTAATATAGAAATGGATGTTGGCGGAGACAGAGATAGTAAAATGGAAGCTGCATATCAAAAAGTTGTAAAAATGCTTGAACATGAAAAAAAAGCAATAAAAAATGATGGAAGGTCTCAGCTACCTGAAACTGAAATGCAAAGAGATGTTGTCTTCCCCTATACTTGGTATAACCACAGAATTGGTGGGAAAATAGAAAGAGAAGAAAATGGACAATAGACATAAAAAATATATTATTTTTAATAAAAAACAATATATTAATAATGTTGAGCATTCAAATGTTACACCAAAAGAGGTAGTTTCAGATATAGAAAAAGTAATCAATAATAAAGAAAATATATATTTGTTCACCTCTGGAGAAAAAGCAGAATTTTTATATGAAAGGTCATGTGTAAATAATCTATCATTTAACTATTTTCAAATTTATAATCAAAGTGTTTATAAGTGTTTTAAAGAATTGTCAAAAATGTTAGGCTCTCTTTGTAAAATAAATGAAATAAATACGGATAAAACACAGTTTTGGATTACATCAGAATATGAAACAGAGTTTTTAGAAGATTATTGGTATGATTCTGGTGGAATAGGTGCGCCCAATTTTTGTGGATATTGGATTTTAGAATGTAAAGATAATGCTTTTATTAAAATAAATTCTACAAAGACTAATATAGAAAATGGTTCACTAGTATTGTATGAGTCTGGTGCAAGAACAGAGTTTTATGGAATTGATAAAGGAATATCTTTTAATATTATTACAACATCTAAATTAATTGGTCAGTATCCACAGAAATGGATGCCGATAATACCCAACATGATATAATTTGTGACTGGAAAGGAATTTAATGCAACAAGCAATTGAGCATCAAAAAATACAAGAATGGTATCAAATTCAAGAACAAACATGGACAGAATCAATAGATTTGGGTAATGGTATATGGGTTTATAAAAACGTAATACCAAATGGTAAAGAAGTTATAGATACCATGTCAAAAATTCTTGACGGATCTGATCAATTTTTTAAATGGACACCAGCCTATGTTGGCTATGGTGTATTAATGCCAGAGTATAGAGATTGTTATGATTTTAAATACAAGCCAACAAGTATGAAAAGCTACGGGTCTCCAAAATTAGAAACTGTAAATGATTTATATAATCATTTATATTATAGACAGCTGCAACCAGTTAAAGACTATACACTAAAATATAATATTGGAGAGCTAAGGTATTGGGAGGCTATGAATTTGGTCAAGTACGGGCCAAATCAGCACTTTCAAGAACATGCGGATCATGGATACTCATATAACTGCACGGTATCTTTAGTTGCATATTTAAATGATGATTATAGTGGCGGAGAGCTATATTTTAGACTTCAAAATTTAATGATTAAGCCAGAGGCTGGTGATCTATTTATATTTCCATCTAATTTTATGTATCCTCATAGAGCTATGCCAGTAGGAAAGGGAACTAAATACTCTTTAGTAACGATGCTTGATTATTCAGATAAATTTCATAAAGCAGAATTTTATAGGGAGACTGGATCATGAAAAATTTAAACGATATTATTAGTGACGAAAGCATATATCAGGTAGAAAAAATTTTAAATCACCCAAACTATTATCAAGTTGAAAAGAATATTCATGTAATAAAAAATTTTACAACTCAAGATGAAAGAGATTGGTTTTTAAACATAGCTGAATCTGCTACAGATGAACAATGGGACAAAGATAAACGTGAATGGTGGAATAAAAAAATAGCCTATGTTGGAGAAGAAAATATATCTAATCCAATAATTCATAATGTAATGCAAAGAATAAGAAATCTTTTTGATGATGAAAGAGAAGAAAAATGGATTTTTGGTGGGCTAATCACTGTTCATAGAATGAAGCCTGGTGAAAAAATGTTTCCACACGCAGATAATCCATCTGGAACTGATGGAACAACAAATTATGTTCAGTTTGGAATGGTTCTTTATCACAATGACTTTAATGGTGGAGAAGTATTTTATGAAAACTTAAATATAAAATACAAGCCAGAAGCTGGTGACTTACTTATGCATCCAGGAACAACTAAGTATACTCATAGCACATTGCCAGTTCTTGACGGACCAAATAGATATATTTCTACTACATTTGCATTTGATCCCGCAGTAAAAAGATTAATGGAGCAAAATAGAGTTTTTGAGAATATAGAAACTGGTGAAGCAGAAGAGACTATTCATCCAATTCATCAATATCATAAAGACTAATCTTCTTCTATATGACCCTTCATCCATAAAGATGACATGTTTTCTTTTTTAATTCTTTCCTTTTCCATTTGTTCCCATGCATCGCCATATTTATTTTTATTTTCTAACCACTCTTTGCTACCAGAATAATTGTATCCCCAAAACATTCTTATAAAAAATTTTTCTCCATTTTTTGTTTTTTTAACACCATGATAGTAAGGTTCGTGAGATGGAAAAACTACAGCATCTCCAGCTTTTGGTTTATATTTTAATAAGTCATAAGTGCCATCATCTTTAAATAGTTTATATGAAACTTCACCACCATCATATTCGTCATTTATATATAAATTACAGGTAATCCAATGCTTAAAACCAGGATTATCTTTTTGTGACATTACAAAATCTGTATGATATTGCATTGCCAATGTTTTTTCTGATCCAGGCTCTTCAATTTCGCTACCCTTGTGACTACAAATTGTAGGCATTCCATGATTCCAATTTTCAATATCTACATTATATTTATCAACATAGTATTTTGTACATTTATAAAAAATGTTTGCTATATATTTTGCTAAATCATTATCGCTTTGATTGCAAGAACTTAACCATTCTTCTTCACTAGGAAAATTATTAAAATTAAAATACGGATAATTTTTAAACATAGTTTGTTTTCCTAAAGTATACCAATCATGCCATGGTTCAACAAATTCATTAGGGTTAGTTATTGTTTCTAAAAAATTTTTAGGATCTTCTAATGCATCATGAAATACTAGTATTTGCGGATATAGTTCTTCTACAATCATTGGAACATTATAGCAACATTTAGATAAAATGATATAATTTTTATATGGCTCAACAAGGACCATCATGGAAACTTAGAAGGCGAGCAGTATTTGGATCTCTTCTTTTTGCCGCAATAATTATAGTTTATGTAGCTATAAGATGGGATAACACAGATATTGGTGACACCCTAGCATTAGGGGCATTTGGTTTAATGGGAGCAGTTGTTGCATCATACATTGGTGGTGCTGCATATCAAGATGTAAGGCTTTGGAGATCAATGTCATTAGAAAATAAAAATACATATAGTAACGAAACAACTAATGATTTTGAAGAAAATATTGAAATGCCTATTGAGGATGGAAGACATGTCTGATACAATTACAAGATCCAGGAATAAAGGAGGATCATTGCTAGAAAAGGAATTTTGGCTTAAAGCCACAGAGCGAGCAATTAAGACATTGGCACAGACATTTCTTTCACTGACTGCTGCCGCAACACTATTTGATGCATTTAGTGCTGATTGGCAAACCCTTGCAGGCGTATCTCTAGGAGCAGCGGTATTGTCATATGCAACATCAATAGTATCAGCTAATATTGGTCCCGAAAAGGACGATCCTAGCCTCATTTAAGGTTAAATATGGAAACTGGCATCCTAATGGGTGCCTTTTTCTTTTTTTGATTTAGAACCATAGCTGTATCGTGATATAATTTTTATATCATGCCTAGTATAGTTATTAATTCCTATTCTGTTAACAATAACACTGTAACAATAAATACCTCTGCTGCTCATGGGCTTAGTCAGGGAACATATTTTACAATTAAAGCAGTTAACAGCCAGATAAATGGCAGCTATACAGTAGACTCTGTAGTGTCTGGTACACAATTTACATTTTTAAAAACTGGGCTTTCTAATGCTGGAACTACTCCAGCAAACGGTACACTCATATATGCAACAATAAATACTACTGGAAAACCAGGATATGTATATGACTCAGATACTGATACATGGTTTTTATTGGGTGGAAAAGTAGATACTGGGGCAAACTATACATGGACTGGAGCACATCTTTTTCAGGCACCAGTAACATTTGAAAATCCAGTCAATCAAACAATTGTTACAGTAACAAGTGCTTCAACAATAAATGTTTCTGGATCTGCTGCAATTAACGGAAATCTTGCAGTAAATGGATCAACTACAATAAACAATAATGCAAATGTAAACGGAGCCATCAACTTATCTGGAAATTTGTTTCTATCAAATTCTTCTTTTATGGATGGTTTCAAAATTTTTATAGCAAATAGTGCTTCACCAGGATCATTACCAGTTAATGGTGGATTTATTTTTGTTAGTGGTGGAGCATTGAAATATATGGGAGCTTCTGGTACAATTACAACGATAGCACCAGCGTAAGGATAAATATGCCAACAGTAGACGACAGCAGCCCAAAGCTTGCAAGAATATATGATTCAGAATTGGATAAGTGGGTTCCATTGATGGGTGTTCCATCACCACACTCTCATCCAATTTCTGGTGGAAGTGTTACAGGACTTTCAGATGTTCTAATAACAAATCCACAAAACGGTCAGGTGTTAAAGTATAACGCCTCTATTGGTAAGTGGACAAATCAGAATCCATGACAGAACATATTCCCACTGTTTCATTTTTAACATTTGATTGGGCCTTTGGCACCAATCCATTAGAACCAAACGGTTGCGCTTGGTATAGATGCTATCTTCCTATGAAGGAATTAGAAAAGCATGGGTGGGTCACAGGAATAGGATTTCCTGGTTACAATGACCAACACGGATTTGGAATGCTTATACCAGACGATAAAGCTGTTCATGGATGGGACATTATTGTTATGAAGTTAATAATGATGAAATCCGTTGCAGAAAAAATTGATGACGCAAAATCTAAAGGTCAAAAAATTGTTGTAGATATTGATGATTGGTTTGAAGGACTTGAAAAGTCAAATATGGCTTATGAGATGACAGATCCTGAAAAAAATCCAGATAATAATCGTGATCACTATATGTACATTATTAAGAATGCAGATGCAATTATTACATCTACTCCATTTCTTTATGATTTTTATAAGAATGAAAAGGGTTATGATAATGTCTATATGGTTCGTAATGGTATAGATTTACCACGATGGAGACAGAGAAACGATCATTCTCGTGGTCTACCACAATTTGGTTGGGTAGGTGCTACTCCATGGAGATCTATGGATCTTGAACAATTAAGTCCGTGGTTTGGTGATTTTCTTGATAAGAATCACTTATCATTTCACCATTCTGGAAACATTATCAATGCTCCTGCGGCGGCGGATCAGCTTGGAATACCTAGATCTGTAAAAAAGTCTAAAGAGCCTATGAAGCCTATTAGCAAGTATCCAGAGCTTTTTAGAAAAATTGATGTGGGTATGGTTCCACTAAATAATGTTATGTTCAATCATGCAAAATCTGGAATCAAAGGTCTTGAGTATTCTGCCGCTGGCGTACCTTGGATTGCCTCATATAGTCCAGAGTACGCACTTTTAGAAGAACAAGGCATTGGAAGAGTAGCAAATAATGAACAAGAGTGGATTGCTCATTGTGAAGAACTACTTGACCCCAAAATCAGAAAAGAAGACGTAGAAAGAAATCTAGAAAATATTAAGAAGTATCAATCAATGGAAGTTCGTGGTGGCGAATGGAATGATGTAATGCTTCAAATTAGAGATCAATAAAAAAGACGGGGTAAGAATGTTGCCACCTTTTTAAAGTAGATTTCTTACCCCGCCTGATTTACTTACACGGATACTTGTTAAACCATGACTTATACTTATTGTATACACCTGAAGAGGTGTAGTTACCCTTATGATTACCATTACCGTCAATATCCCAAGGGTAGAATGTCTTTCCACCTTGAGAAATTTGATAAGCAATCATAATGTTATAGTTTCGGTCAAGCATTTTGGCGGTGTCCCACCATGGTTGACCACTATGTGCTGCGCGGTTGAACTGGAAGACACCATAGTCTCCAGTAGAAGAAATTGCATTAGCTCTTCCTCCACTCTCACGCATAGCAATTGCCCATGCGATTCGCAGTCCTTTACCTTTAAAACCTGCCTCTTTCAACTTACGAACGAGCCAGTTTTTACAAGGGCTTGGCTTTGTTAAAACCTCCCTATTTTTTACGACAGGCTTATACAAAGCCTCCGTCGCAATCGGTGCAGACTTAGCATACACCTGTTCGTTGGCAGTAGCACTAGTTGCTGTAAATGGAACTGCACTTACTAACAGCATTAGTGCCATAATACCTCCTACCAGTTTCGTTTTCATCTGTTTCCTCCTTGCGGCGGCAACATTATTTCAGGTTACCATAAAATTGTATGGGTGTCAAATAAATAATGGACATTTCGGACTATATGATTTAAAGCACGTTCTATATATATTTATATATAATATATAATTATATATAATCTATTCCCTCCCTTACCACCCATCAATGGTACTTTACTTGGCTAGATTTGTCAAGACCTTTTTGATTTTTCCTATTGTTTCTTCTCCTGGATATATTTTTATACCCTCTTGATTATTGTAGAAGTATACCTTATCATATTCGTCAACACTAGTAAAGAGCATTGTGTTGGGACCGACACCTGGAAGTATCAGTTCTTCTGCTTTGCCGTTCTTTACCAAATCGTTATATGTATGAACTTCTTGAATTGTTATATCCATTGATTGTTCCTTTTTTTTCTGGTAGAATTGTACCTATCCATAATTTTATCAGAGGAAGTGTTTTTATGTCATTAATTAACGATCACGGATCAATCAAAGACTTTTATAGAAATTTTATTCATATAAGCAGATACGCTAGATGGATAGAATCAGAGAATCGTAGAGAAACGTGGGTGGAAACTGTTGGTCGTTATATAAGTTTTATGAAAAATCATCTTTCTGAAAATTACAACTATGACGTAAACGATAATATATTTAATGAAATAGAAAACGCAATCTTGAATCACAAGATCATGCCGTCTATGCGTGCTCTTATGACAGCAGGCCCAGCACTTGAGAGAGATAACATTGCAGCATACAATTGTTCTTTTATTGCAGTAGACTCATATCGTGCATTTGATGAGGCAATGTATATCTTGATGAACGGAACAGGTGTAGGATTCTCAGTAGAGCAAAAGTATCTAGACAATCTTCCAGTTATTGCTGATGAGTTTTTCCCAACAGAGACAACAATCGTTGTTGAGGATTCTAAGCTTGGTTGGGCAAAAGCATATAAGGAATTAATAACTTTGCTTACTAGTGGTCAAATTCCAAGATGGGATATGTCAAAGGTTCGTCCAGCAGGCGCCAGACTTAAGATATTTGGTGGTCGTGCTAGTGGTCCAGATCCACTTGATAATTTATTTACATTCACTGTTTCAATTTTTAAGAATGCTCATGGTCGTAGACTTAAGCCAATTGAGGCTCATGACATTATGTGCAAGATTGGAGAAATAGTTGTAGTTGGTGGAGTACGTCGTTCTGCTCTTATTTCTCTTTCTAATCTTGATGACTTTGAAATGGCAAAGGCCAAGAGTGGTCAATGGTGGGAATCTCAGCCACAGAGAGCACTTGCAAACAACTCAGCGGTATATAACAATAAGCCAAATACCGCACAATTTTTAAGAGAATGGAGGAACCTATATGAGTCGAAATCGGGAGAGCGGGGAATATATAATATGGATAGTGTTCGCAAGCATATTGATAAGTTCAGCCGCCGTGATTCTTCTAAAGTAATGGGAACTAATCCATGTGGGGAAATTCTTCTTCGTCCTAATCAATTCTGTAATTTAACAGAAGTTGTTATTGAAGCAGAGGACACATATGAAGACCTTGCAGAAAAGGTCAGGCTTGCAACCATTCTAGGTACCTGGCAGTCAACTCTTTCAAACTTTAAATATATCCGTAAATCATGGAAGGATAACACAGAGGAAGAAAGACTTCTTGGGGTATCATTAACTGGTATATTTGGAAACAAGCTAACAGGAGAAATTCATAACAATCTTCCGAATATGCTTAACGGTCTTAGGGAGCTAGCAGTTGGAGAGAATGCTATTGAAGCAGATAAGATTGGTATTCAGCATTCGGTATCAGTAACAACTATTAAGCCATCTGGAACTGTATCTCAGCTAACTGGAGTATCAAGTGGAATCCATCCATGGTATGCACCATATTACCTACGATCAGTTCGTGGAGACAATAAAGACCCATTGACTCAGTTTCTCAAGGATGCTGGCTTACCAAATGAGCCAGACGTAATGAAGCCAAATGATACGACTGTTTTTTATTTTCCAATTAAGGCACCAGAAAATGCTATAGTTACAAAAGATCTAACAGCAATAGATCATCTTGAAATATGGAAGGTGTACCGCGAGCATTGGACTGAGCATAACCCATCGGTTACGATAAATATTCATGAGGATGAGTGGATTGGGGTTGGAGCATGGGTATATGACAACTTTGATTCCATCGGTGGAGTATCATTCCTTCCTGCAAGCGAACACACATATAAGCAGGCTCCGTATCAGGAAATTACTAAAGAAGAATATGAATCTGCTTTAAGTCAAATGCCAACTAACATTGACTGGTCGCTATTAAGTCTTTATGAAAAATCAGATACGACTAGTGGTTCACAAGAGCTAAGTTGTGTTGCTGGTGCATGTGAAATAGTAGATATAGGAAATACTGTAGCAGCGTAGTCTCCTGTATAATAATAAAAGGAGTACCATGGCACAGAATATCTTTAATTTATATTCAGCATCCATTTTTGCAGACCATCCACTCGCATTGTGGAGCCTAGATGATGACTTTTCATATCTTTCTTTAATTTCTGCTAGCCCAGTATGGACAATAGTTGGCGGAAGTAGTTCTTCAGCAGAAGTTATCAAGTCAAAGCCAGGAGAAACGGTAGGAGTAGCAGATGCCGACATAGAAATTAGTTCTTTTGTTGGCTCTGCTTCTTCTATGATTATGAAGGCACAATCATTTAATACTAAAAATAATTTAGATGTTTCAAAGTATAGTGTTTGTGTAAGCTCATTTTTATATTCATCAGATGGAGATATTGATATTGTAGAAATAGGTTTTGAATATGCAGATCCCACTACTTCACAAATTGTTAAATCGTACAATGAATATGATAGCTTTCCAGAAAGTGAATGGGTAAAGATTGAGCTAACTGAGGACTTTATTAATGATATTGATGGCCTTCTTAACAATGGAATAGACGTATATCCATATTTAAAAATAATATTTAAAAATAACTTTGTTTCAAAAAAGTTTTCTTTGTATAATTTTTCAGTTGGTCAGTGGTCAGAGGAATATAATTCAGAAACTGTTGGATCTGTTGCAATACCTTTCACAAGTCTGTCTGCATCGTCAAACTTTTCTTCAATAATTGCTGGATCTTATGCAGCATCGCCACAAATAATAAAGGCGTTTCCAATAGATGCGTATAGTCTAGATGATGCATCAGAAGGCTATTATATGATTGAAAATAATAAAATGCTTGCAACAAATACAAAGCTTACCATGGTATATGGATCTGGAAACATAACTGAAATATATCCTTCAAATTATGGTAACCCATCTATTATTTTTCCAGGAAAAGGATTTTTAAATGAAACTGGAAAATACAAGCAACTGACCTGCGAGTTTTGGATGAGAATAAATCCAAATATAGGAACAGACTTTAGAATATTTGGTCCACTTGCAAGTGATGATGGACTATTTGTTCGTAATGGATTTTTAATTTTAAAAATCGGACCACATGAAAAGTCACACTTTGTTGGTAAATGGTATAGGCCAATGCTTATTGATATTACATATACGTCATCTTTTGCAAGTGTAATGATCAATGGTGAAAATGTTATACAAATGCCATTGACAACAAAGGATGTTTTATTTCCATCAACTACTGTTCTTAATACAGATTGGTTAGCATTTTATTCTCATGAGTTTATTAATCCTTTTGAAATTGACTGCATAGCAATATATCCATACATAGTTTCAGAGCAAGTTGCAAAAAAGAAATTTGTGTTTGCTCAAGGAGTAGGAAAATCAAATGATATTGTTACTAGGTTTGGAGGAAGTTTAACAAATGTAGATTTTTCTTTTGCAGACTACACAAACACTGTTTCTTATCCAGGTAGCACAGCATGGACAGCAGGAACATATTCAAATGTAGAAGCAAATTCAAACTTTATTTCATTGCCATCATATTCTAAACCAACAATAAACTATATAGGTGATGATCTTTCAATATTCTCAACTCAAAGATTTCAAAGAACCTGGGCTGGACTTCAAGAAACAACCCTTTGGCAAAGATGGCTTGACGGTCTTTGGCAAGGACTAGCAGTTTCTAGAGAATCCGAGCCATTGTACGACAACTATTTTGCACAAACAGATTTGGAACCAGTTAAGCATATATCATTTAGACCAAGCTCTTTATATAATAACTTATATGGTTCAATAAATTTTCCATCTATGAATATGATTACAGAAAGAGTTGCATCTATTACGGGAATTTTTTCTGTAAATCCTACAGAGTTACAGTCTGCTATTAATGATAATAATATTAATAAGTTAACATTAATGAATTTTAAAAATAATTCAACTGGAGATATATTTAGAATTTATATGAATGCATATTCATCAGGATCGGCAACAGTTGTTTATGAATTTAATTCAACTCAAATAAAAACTGAAAATATTAATATATATGCAGCAGACGTAAAGTTTATGGTAGGAATTGATATTGATAAGCTAACTCAAGAATATTCTTTTATATTGAAAAATTTCTTTTTAAATCCAGACACTATAAGTTTTGCAGTAGGTGGATATGAAAAGGACATGTTTACTGGGAAAATTTATAAAGTAACATTTAATAATAAATTCTTTACATTAAAAGATTTGTCAACAATATTTGACAACGACGGAACAATAAATCATTCAATAACATCTCCTTTATTATTAAATGGATGGCCTCTCAGATACATAGGAAACTATACTTTATTGTTTAAGAAAACTAACTTGTCTATGATAATGGATATAGGATGCGTGGGATATTGGGAAGATTCTGTTCCACTTTCATTTCTTGGTTCATTTGTTAACGATGCAGACGGTAATAAAACAAAATATGATCTTGATTTAATACAATTTAATATTGATTATCCTTCTCCAATTTATTCTTCTAATAGCGTTAGTGTTCAGTCAAATATTAATGTTGATGCATTCGTTTCAATTAAAAAATATGAAGACGTTGGGTTTATTGGATATCTTAACTATACAAATACAAAAGAAATATCTTCAGAACGTATCATTGATTTTGAAGATAGCTCTGTTGATGTTGATAATACAAAATTTAGAGCAATTGATAATACAATTATCTTTTCTCCCAAAACACTAGTAGACTTTAATAAGGCTTATATAACTACACATTTAGAAATAAAAAGTGATGGGGTATCGACTGATCCTGTAAACATTAATAGAATGTCACTCTCATCCCTGGCATATGATGAACTAAGTCTGTATGCGATAGGATCTTTGACTGGAAATAAAATGTATCCATTTGTTAGATCTGGATACTCATATTCAAATAAAATTAAAAATCCATTTATTTTCTATAAAGATTCAATGCCATATCTATATCTAACATCAGATTCTGGAGCATTTTCTTTACCATATGAAGAAGTAGACAGCTCAAGTGCAAGCTATAATAGAGGATTGTCATTACCAATTAATCCAAATAAAAATCAAAACTACAATCTTTTTGGAATAAGTGCGTGGATATTTTTTAATGAAAATTATGAATTTAATACAACTAAAAAAATAGCTAGTATTTTATTGAGTAATGGAAATAGAATTCATATTAAACTTGTTCCAACTGACAATGGAAAGCGTGCAAAGATTCAAGCATATATGTCAACTCCATTAGGAGAGACAATTTATGAAAATATTAATTACTATCAAAATGGAATTCTTTTAGAAAATCAATATATAAGACCACTAGCATGGTCATTTATCACGTTTGATTTTCCAGCACCACTAAACTATAATAACTTTATAGGCCAGATAGAAATTCATCCAGGAATTGTTTTTAATAACCTAGCTGTATATGAAGGAAACATTGATAAGAAAGTCGATGATATTTTTGAATCACATCTAGGTTTATCAAACATTGTTGCACAAGATGAATCAACATTTTTCATAAATTCCAATGATATAGATATATTTACTGACATACAATGGTCACTTTTTAGTGGAAAACCAGTCTAATATGGTACAATAATGTACATGAAGTCATCCACTCCCAAGCTAACCGTACTTGAAAAAGACAGAGAAGACGGAATATATGTTTGGAGAAAGCCAGATGGCAAAGTTGTTAGTGATGGTAATGGAAACATAATGAATATTCCATCAAAAAAATATGATTTAGAATCTATTAAAAAAATTACAGATGCTGCAAAACACTACGGCCATCCAGAAGGAAAGGCAGAGTTTTGGGCAGGAACAAGAAGAGTTTCTGATATGGAATATAGCGAACAACTAGACAGAATGAAGGAAGGACACATTCCAAGCGAAACAGACCTGGGAGCTTGGATAGATGCTGCAAAGGGTATTAAAAGGTATGGAGACTGGTAAAGATATAGATCTAGTTGCAAGACTAGACAGAGAAGTAAAAAAGATCCTTTTGCTGTTGATGCAGAAATTGCAAAACAATTTGATGGATTAGATGCAAATTTTAAGCGTCGAATGACCAGAAAAATGTCAAAGGCATGGACTGGGGTAGATGATGCAAAATCAAAACAACTTATTCCTCTTCAAGATATAACAACAGCGTATGGACTTTTTGATGTAATTATTCCACCATATAATCTTGATGAGCTTGCGACCTTTTATGAAACATCGTTTGCCAATCACGCTGCAATTAATGCTAAAGCAGCCAACATCGTTGGACTTGGATATCATTTCGAATTATCAAGTGGCACAAAAGAAAAGCTTGAAGAAGCAACATCAGACGATCAATTAATGCGAGCATATGCAAAAATTGAAAGAGGCAAGGAAGATTTGAAAAATTGGCTTGAAGAAAGAAATGATGAAGATACCTTTAGCCATGTTCTAGAAAAAATGCTTATAGATCTTGAATCTACTGGAAATGGATATATTGAAATTGGAAGAACAGTAACTGGTGAAATAGGATATATTGGACACATTCCTGCTACAACAATTAGAGTAAGAAGATTACGCGATGGGTACGTTCAAATTGTTAACCAACAGACTGTATTCTTTAAGAATTTTCAAGATAAAAATAAGTCTAATCCAGTAACCTCAGATCCAAGGCCAAATGAACTTATTCATTTTAAAAAGTATACTCCCAAAAATAGTTACTATGGTATTCCAGATGGTCTTGCAGCATCATACTCAATTGTTGGAGATCAGCTAGCAGCTAGATACAATGTTGATTATTTTGAAAATAAGGCTGTGCCAAGATACATTGTTACCCTAAAGGGTGGCAAACTTTCAAATGAATCAGAAGAAAAACTTTTTAGATTTTTGCAAAGTGGTCTAAGAGGTCAAAATCATAGAACCTTATTCCTTCCATTACCAGGAGATACTGTTGATAATAAGGTTGAGTTTGACATGAAGCCAATTGAAAGTGGCATACAGGATGGGTCATTTGAAAGGTATCGCAAGTCAAATCGTGAAGATATTTTAATGTCTCATCAAATGCCAATGTCGAAAGTTGGATCAGCAGCAGGAGTTTCCATCGCAGCAGCATTGGCAGCAGATAGAACATTTAAGGAACAAGTTGCAAGACCAGCTCAAAGAAATATTGAAAAAGTTTTAAATAAAATTATTAAAGAAAAAACAAATATGTTTATATTAAAATTAGACGAGCTTACTCTTACTGACGAAAATACTCAAAGTCAAATTGATGAAAGATATCTTAAGATGCAGGTTGTTGTTCCTAATGAAGTAAGACAAAGATTAGGAATGACATTGAGGCCAGACGGCCAAGAAACAGTTCAGCTTGGTCCACAACAAAGAGCAGAAATGCTTGCACAAACAAGAGGTACAAGGCAAAGGGATGTAGAAAGACAGAACAATGCAACTGATTCACCTAATAGCCCATCTGGTAGAAATCCAGGTGGCGAGGGTAGATCTACATCGTAACAATTTGATAAAATTATAGTATATAATAGGTGTAATATGACTATTTTATCTAAAGCTTACTGGGCAACAGAAGGCAACAATATCAGTTTTTCTATGCCTATTCAGAAGGTAGATAAAGAACGCAGAATCGTTTCTGGATGGGCGACATTAGACATGCTTGATAAGCAGGGCGATATTGTTAGTGTTGATGCATCCGTAAAAGCCTTTCAAAGATTTCGTGGAAACATTCGTGAACAACATACGCCACTAGCTGTTGGAAAGATGGTTTCATTTAAACAAGATAAATATTTTGATAAAGACTCTGGTGGCTTGTACAACGGAATCTTTGTAGACGTTTATATTTCAAAGGGCGCAGAAGATACCTGGCACAAGATTAATGAAAAGATTCTAACTGGTTTTTCTATTGGCGGAAGAATTAAAGATTCAGAAGATATTTATACTAAGGGCGCAAATGGTCCAGCAAGACTTATCAAAGATTATGAACTTGATGAGCTTTCTATTGTAGATAATCCAGCTTGTCCAGCGGCAGACATTGTTTCAATTCAAAAGTTTGCCGACCAAGATGTTGAGAATATTGAAAAGAACTACTTGGAAAGTGTTTATTGGTGCTCAAAGAACGACATGGTTTTACTTAGTTCAAAAAATGATATGTCTTGTCCAGATTGCAACAAGCCAATGACCAATATTGGTTTTGTAGAAAGCAATGATGTTAGTAAATCTGATACAATTCGTAATCTATTTGAATCATTTAAAAAGGGTTCAGATGAAGAATCTGATAATAGAGAAGCGATTGACGAATTAGCCAAATCAATTGCTGAAAATAACGATAAGGAGGGGATTAGCATGGCAGGAACACGAAAGAGATCAGCTGTAGCCGCAGAAGACATTGTTGTTAAGTCTGAAGAAACTATTGAAGAACCACTAGTTGAAGAAGACGTAGAGGTTGCAGATGAGGACGTTGTTGAAGAGCCTGCTGATGAACCAGCAGAAGAACCAGCAGAAGTTATTGAAGAGGTCACTGAGGAAATTGTTGAAAAATCAGAAACTTCTGTTGAGGATATTGTTGTAGAAGAAGAAGCTAACGAAGAATCCACAACTCCTACAAATAGCAACGAAGACTTGGCAAAATCAGTTGATGAAGTCAAGGCTTCTCTAGTAGAAGCTTTTGGAGATTTGTCTACGACAATCAAATCCCTTAGAGCTGAAATAGCTGAACTTAAGAAGTCAGTTCAATCCGTAAACGGAGAGATTGACGTTGTAAAGGGATCAGTAAATGAGGTAAAGGGAAACATTAGTGAGTTTGGACAGCGTATTGATGACGTAGAAGCCGATACAGCAGTCCGTAAGTCTGGCGATCTTGGCGGGATCGTTCAGGAAATACAACTAAATAAGTCGATGTGGGGCGGTCGTTTCCTCAATTCCGCTGACCTATATCGGTAATAAACCAGGAGGTGAAAAAAATGTCAGATGAAATTCTAGAAAAGGCAGCCGCAGCAGGAGCCGTAGTATCTGGTGGTATTGGTGGTGTCACTAATCCTCAGCTCTACGATCTTGGTGTAGTTGGTAGCACAACTGACGACGGCGGTATTCTCAATCCTGAGCAGTCTCGCCAGTTCATCGAATACATTTGGGAGCAGCAGGTTCTAGCACAGGATGGTCGCAGAGTAACAATGCGTTCCAATACCGCTGAACTTGAGAAGCTAAATGTCGGTGAGCGTGTCATTCGTGCAGCAAACCAGGCTGATGGCACTTATACAAATGCAGCAGTTGCTTTCACAAAGGTCGAAATCACAACAAAGAAGATTAGACTTGATTGGGAAGTTTCAACTGAAGCCCTTGAGGACAACCTAGAGGGTTCAGCACTTGAGGATCATCTAGTTCGTACAATGACAAGAGCATTTGCTAACGACCTAGAGGATCTTGCTATCAATGGTACTGGTGCTGGAACAAACTCATTCCTTAGCATCATGCAGGGATTCCATGCAAAGGAGCTAACTGGAAATCAGGCAACAGCCGTTACTTCCAGTGGTTCAGCATGGACAGTCCAGGATCTACAGGATATTGTTCTTGCCATGCCACGCAAGTATCGCGGCTCACGCTCTGCAATGAAGTTCTACACAGGTAGCCCAACCATGTCAAGCCTACTCAATCAGTTGGCTCAGACAGGCAACTTCAGTTCTGAAAGAATCGTAGAGAGAATTGTTGACGGAACGGTCCCACAGATCGTTGGCGCACCAGTACAGTATCGTGTACTCGGTCTTCCAATTGTTGAGGTTCCTTACTTCCCCGACGATTATGTCTCTCTCACTTTCCCCGAAAACCGTATTTGGGGCTTCCAGAGAGATGTTGTTGTTCACCGTGAATTCAAGCCAAAGAAGGATACTGTTGAGTACACCGTCTTTGTCCGTTTCGGTGTTCAGGTTGAAGAAACTGATGCAATTGCTTACGGCAGCAAGTAATAAGTAAATAATTGTTGGGGGGGGGCTAAATGCCCCCTCTCTTCATTTTGTAGTGATATAATTATTTATATGTCAGGTAAAGTAGCTATATTTGCAGAAAATGGATTATTTGATAAAAAATTGGGTAGATTATCAAAGGGTTATAATATAACTACATCTTCTGATGCGGAAGCCTGGATGAAAATAACAAATAAAGTTAGATTAGCAACTCCCCAAGAAGTTGCTAGCGCATATGGAGTATAAATGGAAATTCTACGACTTCCCAACACAACGTCTATACAGGCATCATTTACTTTGAGTCCAAATACTCTTTATACAATATATTATGATGATGTTATTTTAGGTGACTCATTTTCTGCTTCCGCTACATCAAATGCGTCTGGTGTAGTTATCTTTACACTAAATTCTCGTTATCTTACATATTCAGGAAATCTAGAGGCACTTATTTATAATGGAACAAGCTTAGTTTATTCAACAGGAATTAATGTCTTAAGACCATATTGTGATATAAATGCCGCAGCAACAGATTTAGGAAAAACAACATCAGAAATTATAAAAGCTGAATCTATTGCAAGAATGATAATAGAATCAGAAGTTGGGCCATTCCTATTTGTAAGAAAAGAAAAAGAAGTTTCTGGAATGGGCCTTGACTATTTACCAATTAACGAAAAAATACAATCACTTTATATGATGTATGAAAATGGAGAACTTATTCATGATTCTTCGGATGAAGATATGAATTTGTATAAAATTAGTGTAGATAAGTCATCTATTATTCCCATTGATGTTATTCATAATAAAATAGAATATCCAAAGGTTTGGAGAGACAGATATCTTGATGCAGCATTTGCTAATGGATATGATTATCTAATTGATGCAGACTTTGGATATAGAATTATTCCAGAAGACATTCAAAAAGCCTGCTACCTCTTAGTAAAAGATATTGTTAATAATTCCATGGAGTATATTAATAAATATATTGAACTATTTGATAATACCGAATATCGTGTTCAATTTGCGAAAGGTTCTAGTTCTGGAACAGGAAACCTAACTGTTGACAAAATTTTATCTCCATACAAAAATAAAATTGTACCAGGAGTAATTTAAATGTTTGCTGGTATGAATCAGCTATTCTATCCAATGTCTGCTGACATATATTATGCAACAAAGCAACAAAATGATTTTGGTGAAGTTACTAGAACATGGTCAAAAGATAGATCGGTAAAATGTTCAGCAATAAAACAAAATCCTAATTCAAGAACTCCAGGCTTCCTTAATTCTGAAAATAATATTGAATATGATATTGTAGTTAACTTTAGAACAGCTGAAGATATTCAATTAGCCACATCTGGAACAACATATAGAGTAACAGATATATTAATTACTAATATTAAAGATGCTTCTCAAAATATAGTTTGGAAAGAAGATTCAAGTACTGCCACTGTTTTTGAAATTTCTGCTGTTGAGCCAATGCTTGATGTTTCAAATAGCATCATGGGATATAGAGTTCGTTGTGTAAGGGCAGATAGTCAGGAGCTATAATGCCTAAAGCAAAAATAGAATCAAAAAAAGCAATGAAAGTTTTGAATAATCTTGTGGCATATACTGATGGTTTCTTAAAAGAAACTAAAGCACAAGAAATTACAGTAACATCAAAAATTGCAAAAATGAGTGTAGATGGATTTTATGAATATTTAGATCAGCTAGCAAGAGTTAATCCTGGTATGCTTCATCATGTATATGAGTGGGGAAGAGTGGGAGATTCAAATTCAAGATTATTTGAATTAAAAAAATCAATATCCAAAAATAATGTGATTATTACTTCTGAATTTTTAAATTCTGAAACACCATCTGATACATCTAATCAGCCCTTTTATGAAAAGGCAAGAATTATGGAAGAGGGTATTCCTGTTGTAATTCAAGAGGTAGAAGCTCAGGCATTATTTTTTGAAATAGATGGAGTTGAATATTTTAGGGCTGGTCCAATAGTTATAGAAAATCCTGGAGGACCAGAAGTTCGCGGATCTTTTGTCAATCAATTTGAAGAATTTTACAATAATTATTTTGATGAGGTATACTTAAGAGCAATAAGGTTTTATCAGTATTTTATGGATGCAAAACCATATGAACAAAATTTTAATGCAGCTATGAAATCTGGAAATGCTTTACAAAGAGGAAGGGCAACAGCACTTTCTTGGATACAAAACATGCCAGTAGGTGATATATATGAGTGATTATCCAGACGTAGCAGTAAATAAATATGTATGGAAACAGTTTCAATTAGCAAAACCTGCTATATATAGTCAATATGGTGGGACAGTACCATTTTTCCCTATAACTGATGTAAAGGCTGGAGATGCTGCATGGGGAAATAAGCCATACGTTATATATGATTCATTTATTCGTGCAAGATCAACTAATAAATATTTTTATCCAATTAAATCTGGTCAACTTATGTATTCTATTAAAGGATCTATTGCTGAGATATATGAGTGGAGAGATTTTATAGCTAACGTTCTTGATCGTGAAGATGCTGCTGCAAATGATATCAATGAGTTTTGCGGAACATTTAATAATAATAAATATTTTTTTCATTGCATAAATGTCTCACAATTAAAATATGTTGGGTCTTCTACAAAAGATTCTGGTGCTAAAAAAGAATATTCAACAGAGTTAATTATCAGATATGATTATCATATTGCAAATATCTATAATAATGTTTAAATAACAGTATATAATGAATACGAGGAAACGCCCCACGCCAAACAATCCTATTAAAAGAGGTGAAAGATATGGCAGTTCTAGGTGATGCTAGAAATATTATTGTTGGTGCAGCACAGGTGTTTGTTGCCAACGGTGGTCCATTAGAGTATTACAGCGGCACAGGAGCAAATGCAGAGTACAGATTCTCTGGAGGCGGCGCAAGCGGCATTCCAGCTTTCAGTGCTAGTGCAAGATATGCAGATACACTTGCGTCAGCTTCCGCTACATGGACAAATGTTGGATATACAATGAACGGTCTTGAGGTTCAGTTCCAGCCAGATTTCGGTGAGGTTCAGGTTGATCAGCTACTTGACGTTGCTCGTATGTACAAGCAGGGTATGCAGGTTAATCTTGTTACAGCATTTGCTGAAGCAACATTAGAGAATCTACTGATTGCTACTGCTGCTGGTGTTGGAGATCTTGACACAACCAATGCTAACAGATCAGCATTTAACATGCAGTCTGGAAATCTTGGTGAAGTTCCACTAGAGCGTGCTCTTATCGCTGTAGGACCAGGCACAGGTGATCCTGCCGCAACTGGTAATGCAGCTATTGAGCGTGTTTATGCTGCTCTGCGAGTTCTATCCATTGAGAGCGTTACAGTAAGTGCAAAGCGTGATGAGGCTTCTATGTTTGAAGTAACATTCCGTTTAATGCCTGCTTCTAACGGTTCCTACGGAAAGATCGTAGATCGTGTAGTTGCTTATTCTGGTGCAGTTTAATCTTAATAAATAACTATGGTTTAGCCCACCCAAAAGGTGGGCTAAACTGTTTTATGTTATAATTTAAGAGTATTTAGGAGGATTAATGGCAACATCTGTATACGAAATAGTAGAAGTTCAGCTAATTGACGGAACAAATATTAGTATGCGACCACTAAAAATTTCACTTCTTCGTGACTTTATGAAAGAGTTTCAGAAGATCGGTGATGAAAAGATTGCTGAAGACAACATTAAGTCAATGGATCTTCTTCTAGATTGTGCTGTAATTGCAATGAAGCAGTATAATCCAGAAATTGCTACAAAGGATCACTTAGAGGACGTTCTTGACTTACCAACAATTTATAAGATTATTGAAATAGCAGCAGGGATTAAGTTGAACGACCCAAACGCACTAGCGGCGGCTCTAGCTGGGACGAACTAGATTTAGTCGCCATAGAATCACGGGTATTCCTACTAGGTCACTGGAAGGACTACCAAGAAATGGAGGATAGTCTTTCAATGCCAGAATTGGTTGCAGTTCTTGAGGCAAAGCAAAAAGAAGATTATGAAAATAAAAAATTCTTTGCTGCCCTCAAGGGTGTAAACATAGATGGTGAATCAGAAAGAAAGATTAATCCATGGGAAGCTATGAAGGCAAGAGTTGCAAGCGGCGGTAAAACTTCTGACCCATACGATATCGTTGGCCTACAAGGATACTCTGCACAAAGAGCAGGGTTCGGTATTGGTGCTGGTCTAGACTATGAGGTAATTGATGGCAACAACTAAAGCAGTTATTGATATTGCGATTAATACTAGTGATGCTGCTGCACAACTTCGCAATCTTCAGTCACAAATAAATGCTTTCAATACTGCATTAAATAAAAACAATATTGTTCACGCTCAAGCCGCAAGAAGCTTTAGCGAAACGCTGCTGGCTGCTGCAAACGCTACAGGAGCATTTACTGCACAGCAAATTAAGATGGAAACATCTGCAAAACGACTTGATCAAACTCTTACAAAAGGTCAAGCAACTCTTGGTCAATATTTTAATGCAAAGTTTAGAAAAAACAGTGCTGAGGCAGCAGCAGTTTTATCTTTAGCAAATTCTAGAGTTCAGTCGCTTCAAACACAATTTGTTAGTGCAACTTCCGCTGCAAATGGTTTTAGAGATGCTATTGCAATACGGCCACTACAGGCATTTAATGATAGTGCAATGGTGTCAAATGAAAGACTAGCTATTCATCGTGCAATGTTGCGTCAAGCAACAACTTCAATGATTAACTTCGGTAAGAATACACAGTGGGCTGGTCGCCAGTTGATGGTTGGTTTTACTGTTCCACTTACAATTTTTGGTGCTGCCGCAGGTAAAACATTTAAAGAAATTGAGCAGGCAGCAGTAAGATTTAAAAAAGTATATGGAGATGCATTTACAACTCCAGAAGAAATTGAACAAAATATGAAGGCAGTTGAAGGTCTTGCTGTTGAATTTACTAAATATGGAATTGCAGTAAAAGACACTATTGGGCTGGCGGCTGAGGCTGCTGCTGCTGGTGCAAAAAATGCTGAACTTGTTGCTGCAACGACTGAGGCTACAAGGCTTGCTACCCTGGGACAAATGGAGCAAGGAGAAGCTTTAAGTGCAACTATAGCCTTACAAAATGCTTTTAAGCTTTCTACAACAGACTTAACAAAAGAAATTAACTTTTTAAACGCAGTTGAAAACCAAACAGTTGTTACCCTACAAGACCTAGCTGGAGCAATTCCAAGAGTAGCGCCAGTAATTGTTGGTTTAGGTGGTGACGTAAGAGATCTTGCTGCAATGATGGCTGCTATGCAAGAAGGTGGTGTAAGTGCTGCTCAAGGAGCAAACGCTCTAAAATCTGGTCTTGCATCATTAATTAATCCAACAAATAAAGCTACTGAAACATTAGAAAAGATGGGAATTAATATAACAAACATCGTTCAAACAAATCGTGGCGATTTAATGGGAACAGTAACAGCCTTTGCAGAAGAGATTTCTAAACTTGATAAATTTACTCGTCAGCAGGCATTGGAAGAACTTTTTGGTAAATACCAATACGCAAGACTTGGAGCATTGTTTGACAACATTATTAAAGACGGAACTCAGGCATCAAGAGTTTTACAATTAGCTGGTTTGTCAGCAGAGCAAATGGCTACATCAGCAGAAAGAGAACTAAGCGTTATTTCTGAGGCAACATCTACAAAGTATATGGCTGCCATGGAAAGATTTAAAATGTCTATCGCACCACTTGGTGAAATGTTTATGAAAATATCAACACCAATTATTAACTTTTTCTCAAAACTATTTGAAATGTTTGATAAGTTGCCAGACGGTGCTAAAAACTTTGTTGCACTTGCAACAATTATAACTGGAGTAGTTATCCCAGCAGGAACTATGTTCTTGGGCTTGTTAATGAACTTGATGGGAACTTTAGTAAAGTTTGGAAGTGTTATTGGTGTAGCTATAAAGGGTCTTGGAAAAGGCGGAATATCTGGTGCAGTTCAAGCGGTATCACAATCATTAAGATATATGGGACTACAAGAAATTGAGGCTGCTGGTGCCGCACAACAGCTTGGTATTGCTACTGATGCAGCAAATGCCGCATTATTAGAGCAGGTAGCAGCAGCTGGAAATGCACGAGTAGCTATTCAAAATCTATCAGAAGCCTATGATATTTTAATTGCAAAGCAATTACAAACCGCTGAACTTAGCAACGTCTTCTTTGGACCTTCTGCTGCTGCTGCAACTGGTGCAGGAGCAAGACCACCAAGAAAACAAAGAAGAAATCGCGGCGGCAAAATAAATTATATGTCTACGGGAGCAACTGTTCCAGGAGTTGGAAATACCGATACTGTTCCAGCAATGCTTACTCCTGGAGAGTTTGTAGTTAATAAAGATGCAACTCAAAAAAATCTTCCTCTTTTACATGCAATAAATAATGGTAATGAGGTGTTAAAGAGAAATGCTGGTGGCCCAATTCCTGGTGTCCAGTATTTTGGCGCACCATTCAATCGCCCTGGGGGTGGACAAGTAGCAAAGAATCTTCAAGAACAAGCTAGAGTTCTTGCTGCAATGGGATTTGCTGGTAGGCCATCACAGTCCGAAAGAATTGGAAGCAATAGAACATTTAAGTTTTTATCAGAAGTAAGTGATCCAGGTGTCCTACAAACTCTTTCTAGAAGAATGAAGTCAAGAGCTGGAGTTAATGTACTTTCTGCAATGTCAGCCAACGTTGGAGTTGGAAAAGGACAATTTGCAGCCGATGTTAATAAAGATCTAAGATTTGGAAGAGCTTCAAAAGAAGATGTACGAGCACTAACAAGTATGGTTGATTTTTATCAGTCTACATTTGATCAGGTTCCATCAGCAAAAGTTGTTCTAGCTGGATTAGGAATAACATCCTCACAAGCAGCAGATAGATTAGCATCTTCCGTATCATCAAGAATAGGAAGACTTAGTTCAAAAACAATATCTGATCCAGACCTTTATAGTGAAGTTAGACAAGCATATAATGACGTTGGTCTTGAAACACTTTTTGATACATTGATGAGAGAAAGAGGGGCACTAAGATATACTCTTCCAACAGATACTATTAAGCGTCTTAAGTCTTCTATGGGTCTTAGTGCATCAGAAAGTGTTCATGGGCCACTACTAAGAAGCGAATTTGGCTCTGACAATATCTCTGAAGTAAGAGATAGTAGAGGAAGAATGATCTATGTTATTAAGGGTAGCGCACTAGGATATGGTGAAGACATTGGCATAAGGCCAGGGTTAACAGAAGATTATTCACCATTAGGATTTAGTTATCAAAAAATTCTTAAAGATGTTCCTGGTCTAACAAGAGTTCATTTAGGCGAGCCACAAGAATTTGCATTAGGTGGTCTTGTAAATCTATTTAAGAGATCCACATCATTAATTAG